CTGGACAACAGACATTCTCTGTCGAGTTGCTAGATCGCACATCTCCTGCTTTCTTTGATGAGCTAGTGCGCAACATGGCAGCAGCTTACGCAAAGGCAACAAACGCAGCAGTTAACGCAGCACTTATTTCAGGTGCAACACTTGATGCGACAACAGTTGCAACATACCCAACAGCAACAGAACTTCTCGGAATTATTGGCCGCGGTTCTGCTTCTGTTTATGGAGCAACAGCAGGACTTCCAAATCCATTCGCTCGTAACATGATTGTGTCAAGCGGACAATGGGGAAGCCTCATGCAACTAAACGACGCTGGACGTCCAATTTATTCACAGGTGTCAAATCCTATGAACCAACCTGGTGTAGCCGTTCCAACAAGTTTGACTGGAAATGTCGCAGGCTTGAATTTATTTGTTGATCCAACAAATGGTGGCGATGGCGATGGAACAATCCTCATCGTAAACCCAGATGCATACACATGGTATGAGTCACCAACATACCGCTTACGCGCAGAATCAACAGCAGCAGGTCAAGTAACCATCGGTTACTACGGCTTTGGCGCAATCGCAACTAAAGTTGCTGCTGGCGCATTCAAGAACAACAAGGCGTAAGCCCACTAAGTCGCTGAGAGGGGGCATAGCCCTTGCCCCCTCTTGGTCTTTAGAAAGGAATTGGAATGTCACTGTGTACCGTAGCTGAACTCAAGAGCGTTCTCGGCGTTGGCTCGCTGTACCCAGATGCGACAATTCAAGAAGTATGTGATGCAGCAGATGCAGTCTTATTGCCAATGCTATGGAGTCCTACTTATTTTACAGTAGCTCATGAAAATGTTGTTGGTTCAGGCACTCTTTATTTCAATGATCCTGTCAAAGAGATTTTTTATGTTGGTCAAACTGTAACGATTACCAATTCTGGTACTAATTACAACGGAAGCAAAGTAATAACAGCAGTTGGCGATTACTCAATTAGCATGGCTACGGCTCATGCGACTGCTCAACCTAAGCACGCTATTGCCCCTTATGGCTCAGTTGCTTCAAGAACTTACACAGACTGGACAGCCGACATGGCTATTCAGAATGCGGCTCTCATGATAGCTGTCGAGATTTGGCAAGCAAGAACCAGCACTTTGACTGGTTCTAATTCTGTCGATTTCCAGCCCTCACCTTATCGAATGTCAGCACAGCTGCTCGCTAAGGTAAGAGGATTGATCGCGCACGCGCTAGACCCTCGCTCAATGGTGGGCTAATGCCAGCATCAGTTACAACCCTACGAACTACCCTGGCAACAGCGTTAGTTGATAACTCACTTTGGAGCACATTCGCTTTCCCGCCCAGTGTAGTTCTCGCCAATTCAGTTATCGTAAGCCCAGACGATCCTTACCTTGCGCCAAGCAACAATGCGCGCAACACAGTGAGCCCTTTGGCTAATTTTAAGATTATTATTACAGTTCCTTTATTCGATAACGAAGGCAACCTAAACGGCATTGAAACTAACCTAGTAAGAGTGTTTAACTTATTAGCTGCCAGTTCTTTGACGTATAATGTAGGCAGTGTATCTGCCCCAAGCGTTCTCAATGCTGCATCAGGTGATCTGCTCAGTTGCGAGATGTCCGTATCAATCCTAACAAGTTGGAGTTAATATGTCAGACCTAACACCAGAGGATCTAGCCTTCTTGAAGAAGATTGGTCAGATCACCACAGCACCAAAGCCAGTAACTACTAAGAAGGAAGAAGAATAATCATGGCAATTTTTCTAAATAACAAAGTCGGTCTAAAGATTGCCACTATCAATCTTTCAGATCATGTAACTGCATTCACACTTAACCGTCAGTCAGATCAGATCGAAGTTACTGCTATGGGCGACACAGCTCACAAGTTCGTCACTGGTCTTTCAGCAGACAGCCTCACAGTGTCATTTCTAAACGACACAGCAGCAGCAAACGTTCTAGCAACACTCCAGGCTGCTTATGGCACAACTGTTGCCTGGCAGGCAATCCAAGATTCATCAGCTGCTGTATCAGCAACTAACTTGCTTTACTCAGGCACAATCTTGGTTGACAACCTAACAGACATCAACGGCGCAGTAGCCGATGAAGGTATGCTTGATTTGACCTTTACTTGCAACAGCAAGACAGCAACTGCTTCAACTGGTACTTGGTCATAATCTAACTACTAAAGAAAAGGGCTAAAAGAATGGCAAAGCTAAAGATCACAAGGGCAGATGGCTCTGTATCTGATCATCAGATAACCCCATCGATCGAATACGCATTCGAGGTTTACGCCAAGAAGGGTTTTCACAAAGCCTTTCGTGACGATGAAAAACAGAGTGATGTGTATTGGCTAGCTTGGGAGTGCATTCGCCGTAGCGGTGAGACTGTCAAGATGTTCGGTGCAGAGTTCCTGGACACACTTCAAAAAGTGGAAGTCCTTGATGATGACCCGGAATTATAGGGCGTGATTCTTTCACTTACTTGATCGCAAGATTAAGTCTGGAGACACAGATCGCGCCTAATGACTTACTTGAACTTGATTCAAGAATGTTTAAGGCTTTATTACAGGCTATGAAAGATCGAAATAAGGAGATGAAAGATGCCAGTCGCAGTAAAGGGCGGTCTCGCACTTCGTAAATCCTTACGCCAATTCACACCTGATCTAGCCAAGCAATTACCTAAAGATATGGCGATAGCCCTTAAGCCCGTTGTTAAGGCGGCTAGGGGCTATATGCCTTCTGATAGCCAAGTGCTAAGTAACTGGCGACCAAGAGAAAATAGTCAAGCAAGATTTCCTGTTTACACAGCCAAGATTGCCAAAGCTGGTATTGGTTACAAAACAACACCATCAAAGCCTAATCGTCGTGGATTCAGATCGTTAGCGCGTTTGTTCAACAAGACTGCTGCTGGTGCGATCTATGAGACTGCTGGCCGTAAGACTCCAGATTCAAGATTTGTACAGAATCTAAACTCAAAATATTCTTCTGTTCTTAAGGGTGAATCTAAGATGCAAGGTCGAGCCTTATTTCGCGCTTACGAAGAAGATGAAGGCAAAGCCCAAGATGGCGTGTTACGAGCTATTGATAAAATTAAGATGAAGTTAAACCAGAGAGCGAGCGTGCGCGGCTAATGGCTAATATTGTAATTGATGTCGCAGCAGAGTTCACTGGCAAGAGGGCTTTTGATCAGGCAGGCAAATCCACGCTTAATCTAGAAAAAAGTGTCAAGAAGCTTGCTGGGGCATTTGGTTTAGCCTTTAGCACTCAAAGAATTGTGGCTTTTGGTAAGGAATCTGTTAAAGCTTTTGCCGAGGATAATGCTGCCATAGTCGTTCTTAGAAAGAACTTAGAGAATCTAGGCTTGGCTTATGAGTCTACAAACGCTGAAAATTTTATTGCCAGTTTAGAAGCTCAATCAGCAATCCTTGACGATAAATTGAGGCCTGCTTATGCTCAGCTTTCAAAGGTAACTTTATCAGCCATTAAGACACAAGAGTTAATGACTTTAGCTGTCGATATATCTCGATCCACTGGTCTTGATTTTTCTACAGTGATTAACACTTTAAGCCGCGCTTACATTGGAAATTACAAAGGCTTAAAGCAATTAAACATTGGGTTATCCGATGCTGAATTAAAAACAAAAGACTTTGCTGAAATTCAGGCAATACTTATCAAGCAAAGCCAAGGTGCAGGCAAAGCGTATATTGAAACCTTTGCAGGTTCTATTGATAAATTATCTGTTGCTAGTGCTAATGCTAAAGAAGTTATTGGCGAAGGCCTAGTAGATCTTTTTGCTGATCTGGCTGGAAATGGCGATATAAATAAAGCCACAGATAATATAAATACTCTTGCTACAGCAGTTAGTGATCTATTAAAAGATGTTGATAAATTAACGCTACTTGATTATTTAGGTGTCTTTCTTACTGGAAGCATTACTAAAGAAACTTTTGATAAATTAAACGTTAAACCAGGTGGCGGTTTTACTGATTCACAAAATGCTGCTCGACTTGCTGCTGAAGCAAAAGCCCGAAAAGCCGCCGCTGCTGCCGCTGCTAAAGCCGCTGCTGCGCGAGCCGCTGAAATAGCAGCTGAAAAGAAGCGTCGTGCTAAACAAAAGGCTGATGCTGCTGCACTGTTAGCAGCTGAAAAAAAGGCTGCTGCTCAAAAAGCAATATTGGCTAAAGCTGATTCCATGTTCAATATAGAGCGGATCCAGATCGAGGCAGCCCTTAAAGGCAGAATCTCAGCTGATGAAAAACTACGCCTAGAATTACAGCGCGCTATCCTCAATGAAGACTTTGAACTAGCAGATAAGTTACAAAAGAAACTGGAAGCCTCGCAGCGAGCCACAGCAGCCTTACAAGGCCAAATTAATACCATTAAGCCACCAGCTAACCCTTTTGCGGAGACATTATCAACCCTTGAATTAATTGCAGAACTTTTGGGCAAAGTGAGTGGACTGTCTGTTCGTAAGCCAGGTGGCGTATTAGCTTTAGAACCTGATGATCTTCTAGTGATACCCCCTACAACAAATGTCATTCCAGCTCCAACTCCAACTCCCACTCCTACAATTACAGATCCAGTTCCTGTAATAATAATTCCAACTCCAACTCCAATGCCACAAACCAATGGCTCTATGGCTGGTCTTGGCGGCGGCGTTGGCACTGGGGCTTTTTATGGCCAAGAATTGCCTTCTTATATGAGATCGTCACCCGTCACGGTAAATGTGACTGTTACTGGATCTGTTATTGCTCAACAAGATCTGGTTAAAGTTGTTAATGATGCCGTAGTTGAAGCTAACACTCAAGGCCTAAGCACTGTACGACCAGGTGG